GTTCTTGTTTTCGTCGTCTAGTAGTAGGTTTTCGTTGTAACTTTATATTCCCTTTCAAATTATAAGCATATTCAAAATAATTTTTATAATTTTCTGGTTTTACTTTGTTAATTGCTTTTTCTACATTCTTTTCTAATTCTTGAAAATTTGCTACATTTCTATCTTTTTTCAAATATGTTTTTACTTGGTTAAAGTATTGTTCTATCGCATCAGTTTTTGGCGTATAAGGAACAGCAAATAAATAATGATTTCCACTTTTTATTATAGCATTTTTAATTAATTCGTTATTATGACTTCCAGCGTTATCCAAAATAATAAGATGGTCTTTGTATTTTGAAAATACATTTTTTTCTAAAAATTCTAATAATCGTTCTTTTGTCATACCACCTTTTTCATATAATTCCTTTCCAACACATTTTGAATTACTTATTGCTACTAATAATGTAAATTTACGAAATACAAATTGATTAGAAGTTTTTATTACACATCTTCTACCTAATTCACATCTACTATATGTTGGTTTTAAGGCAGAACCAACACTTGTTTCGTCTAAACAAATAATTTTATTCATAGGAAATTGTTTAACCCTACTATAAAATTTATTCAGTTCACTTTGTTTTTCTATTGGTTTTTTATATCTTTCTTTTGGGAAATGCTCGTGTCTTGTTCTTTTTCTTGTTTTATTATTATCTCTTATTACTTGTCCTAAATGTTGAGGTGTAATATCAAATGTAGTATATTTCTTTTTCATATCAATTGCTAATTCATTCATAGTAAGTTGTTCGTTTTGTTTCAACAATTCCAACGCAGTTTTAACTTGTGGTTTAGTAATTTTGTAAGAAATAGGTTTTCTATTTCTTCTTGTTAGATTTTTAGAAGTTTCATATCTCTTTATCCATCGTTGTAATGTAGATTTCTTACAATCAAAAATTTTACAAGTTTTTCTAATATTGTCTTTATTTTTCAAATAATATTTAACAGCAGATATTTTATAATCTTCGCTTTTATGCGTCATTCATATAATAAAAAAAAGAATATTTATTTGTCCCATTTTAAATCTTCAAGGGTGTAAATAGAAAAAAATAGGATAATAAAATTCTTTTAATCTAAATTCTATTTTGTTGATTTTTTCTGTTAATTCTCTCTTTCTACGTGTCATAAAAAAATCCCATATATATCTTCCTACAAATCCTACACCAGCAAATACTGAAGAAAATATATATACATAATAGTCTTCAATCATATATATTAACAAGATAAATTTAAATACTTAATTGCACTGGTTTTAACACCAAATAACATATGTAAAATAATACCCATTATAAACCAAAATATTGTACTTAAAACTAATGGAAAATTGGTAAAATAGGAGAATACAATAGAGAGAATGAGAGTCAATAAATAATCTATTAAAGCTACATCTAAAAGTCTAGTTTTATGCACACCTTTTCCAGCTATTCCAAAAATATCACGATATTTTACAAATGGACAACTCATTATATATAATTACATAGAATAATATAGAATAATATAGAATAATATAGAATAATATAGAATAATATAGAATAATATAGAATAATATAGAATAATATATTATTTTATATTATAATATAAAGAATGGCAGGAGGACTATTTGGAAAACCATTTGCTTTTAATATTAAATGTATTATTTTTTCTTTAATTATTATGGCATTGTTTTTATATTCACCAAATATACAAAATAATTATATTTTATATGGTACCCTTTTCATAATTTTTGTTATTTCTTATGTAGCTATGGCATGGTACGATTATTTTTTTGATTGTAGAATTTTACCTCTTAGAAAAGGTGAAAAAAGTTGGCAAAAACATGTTAAACCACCATCACATGATGCTGAAAAACAAGAGGAATGGATGTGTGAAAAAGACGTTTCACGTAAACATCAGCTAATTTATTTAGCACATATTCTATTTATTGTCCCATTAATAGCATACGTTGCTTATTATCAAAATAAAGTAAATAAAAATGTATATCCTATTTTAGGTGTTCTAGCTGTTTTTACTTTAGGTTATCATGGAATGTATCTATTATTTTCTTCTCATAAATAAGATTAATTACCACATACTTCGTTATATCCTGGTAACTGTTCATCGTCGCTTTCACAAACATCTACTATAATATTATCTTTATTATTGCTATTATTGCTATTATTGCTATTATTGCTATTATTGCTATTATTGCTATTATTGCTATAATTGTTAGTAGTTATATTTTGATTATTATGATTGTAATTTCTATTATAATAATTAAGACATGCTTGAGGTAAATGATGTACGCCCATTCCACATATACATAAATATACTATTCCTATAAATACATAAATAGTTATTGATACTTCTAAGTTTGATGTATTAGTATTATTATGAAATATCAATGGATGTTTATAATCATTAACTTGAACTGGATATGGCATTATATTAATATATAATTTATATTTTAATATAATTTATTTTAATATGATTAAGATTTTAATATGATTAAGATTTTAATATGATTAAGATTTTAATATGAAATTTCAATATTTTCTAATACTGTAGAATTAATGTTATTATATTTTATTAATTTATTTGAAATTGAAGATAAAGCATCTATATTTTCTTCAACTACTTTAATTGTTTCTTTAAGTGCAAAATTAATTATCCTTTCCACCTCTTTATCTACTCTAGCCTTTGTAATTTCACTCATTTTATTAGTATTCATTCCTAATTCCCTACCAATAAATGGTTGACTAGGACTATTATCAAATAAACAATAATCGTCATCAACACCAAATAGATTTACATAATTTCTTGCTAAATCTGTGGCTTGACGTAAATCATTTGATGCACCTGTTGTAACCTCTAAATTATCAAACTCACGGAAAATACGTTTTTCATTATAGTTAACTAATCCGGTTGTATTTTTACTAAATTTATTAAAATAAACTGTTTCAGCTGCTCTACCACCTAATGTAACCATCAGTTGTGCTAGAATAGATTTTTTTGTAGGATAATTCATATATTTATCTTTCATAGTAAATAATGTATAACCACCTGCTCCATTTGTATTTGCATTAATTGTTACTTTTCGTACTGTAAAGATATCATTAAATAGACATGCAAGTAATGTATGACCAGCTTCATGTACTGCAACAAGTCTATCAACTTCAATATTTGGCTCTTTATTTAACTTTGGTAAACCAATTGTTACTTTTTCAAACGCATCAAGTAGATTTGTTCTAGTGATTTGTGTTTGATTGCTTCTTACAGAAAGAATAGCGGCCTCATTAACCATATTTGCAATATCTGCACCAGAAAATCCAGATGTTAAATCTTTGAATTCTTTTAAATCTAAATCTTTTGAAACAAATTTATCTTTTAAATGTACATCAAAAATTTTAAGTCTACCTAATCCATCTGGTAATGGAACTTTAATTGACCTGTCAAATCTTCCCGGTCGTGTAAGAGCAGAATCAAGAATATCTGCCCTATTTGTAGCCGCCATAACAATAATACCGGTAGACTTTGTAAATCCATCCATATTTGTAAGTAATTGATTAAGTGTCTGTTCGCGCTCATCATTTCCAGAATTAAATCCCGTGCCACGCTGTCTTCCTACAGCATCAATCTCATCAATAAAAATTACACAAGGTGATGCTTTTTCAGCTGCTTCAAAAAGAGACCTAACACGAGCCGCGCCTACTCCAACAAACATTTCAATAAATTGAGAACCACTTGCTTGAATAAATGAAACACCTGCTTCTCCAGCAACCGCTCTAGCTAGTAATGTTTTTCCTGTGCCTGGACTACCTTCTAGAAGAATTCCTTTAGGAATTTTTGCACCAGATGCCTCAAACTTTAATGGATTTTTTAAAAAATCAACTACTTCCATTAACTCATATTTTGTCTCATCGCATCCTGCTACATCTTCAAATGTTACATCAATATCTTCTGGCTTAACATATTCTGGTTCCTTTTTAATCTGTGATAAAGGATTCATCATATTCATACCACCACCGCCTCTTTGAGCAATAAAATTTAAAATAATATTACCAATTACATAAAATCCTATTAGTTGGACAAAAAATGGAATTTGAGGAGCCTGTGGAATATCTGCCATGTTAAAAATATCAAAATTTATATGATTTTCTGTTAACTTGGTAATAACACCGTCTGTTAATGTTGGAATAGTTTTTAATACATGAACATTAAAAAGACCAGGTTGCGAATCATAGTTATTATCAATAAAAAAAATTCGCCCATTATCTGTTATTGTGGCCGCATCTATTTCATTTCCTTTTAGATTAGAAAGAAAATCTTGGTATGTCCATTCATTACCTAATTGTCCTTTACCAAAACTTTCTAGTAATTCTTGTGGTTTATAACTCATTTTTATACTATTTAGTTTTTGTTTTTGTTTTTGTTTTTGTTTTGGTAAAAGTAAACTTGACCCAGTTAATCTACTTGGTGAAATCATAAATGCATTAATAGAATTAAATAATATAAGAAAAAAACTCACTCTCATTTATATATTAGGTAAAAAAGTTTTTAAGCAAATTTTTTATATATTTAAATATATGAAAAATTTATATTTACTTTTTTTTTATTTCTTACAAGTTTTTTCGTTAGTTTTACCAAATAACTTATTGAAAACCCGTGTTACGTTACATTTAGAAAAGTTTAACAAAAAATATAATCTTTTACATATTGGAATTAGTTTTGAGAGAGATTTAGAAAAAATTAGATATGATTATAGACCATTTTGTGAGAAAGAAGGATGTACATATGAAACTACTGATATTGATAGATTAAATCCCAGAGATGTATTTCCTAATTTGGAAGTTGAATTATTAAATACTATGGATATTGATGAGGAAATAGAAAAGGTAAATATTTATTGGGGGGATACTGATAAAACTATTAAAGAAATAAAAGAATTTGAAAAAACTTTACATAAAAAGTATATTCTAGGTGTAAATGATTGTAGACATTATGTAAATAAGTTTACAAAATGGGCATTAGATAAACCGACACCAGTTTGGAAATTAGATAAATTATGGGATGATTATTATAATATAAAATAAAACTTGAACTAAAGTAATTCTTGTAAAAAGGTATTATTATAAATTACCCACATTAAACCAAGATGTTGGAATTCTAATATACTATTAATCCAAAATCTATTTTCAAAATTAGGATTTTCAATTAATAAAATAGCAGCACTTGCTACAGCTATAAAACTAATTAAACTAGTTATTTCTTTTCCATATACAACTGGTATTGTATTTATTCCTAGTTTTTTATCCTCTTCTAAATCATTAATATCTGCAAAATTACTGGCTGATAAAATAAATAGTAAGCATGGTAAATAATCTTGCGGATACATTAATATATCATAATTATTATCATGTAAAATACAAGGTAGTCCAACTGTTGTTATAGTCCACATAGTTGCTATGAAAAATGGTTTATATATAGATAAGTAAGGCTTATATTCTTTATATGTAGCAGAAATATAAAGTAAAAATATAAATGGCACATGAGTAATATCATAATTATCAATTAGTAAAAAATATATGATTGCAAAAAGGGAAGCATGGAGAGAAATACTGTATAAACCTTTTTGTTCTAAAATCTTTTCATATAAATTAATTTTACTAGATGGATAAATTGATATATCAGTAACATTATTTTTAACATTATTAAATTGATTAGCATCTTTTAATCTATCATATCCATAGGCATAATATCCTAATAATACTTCTAATAATACTAATTTAGGAGTAGTTATATCAAATCCATAATGGAGATTAGTATAAATGTTTGAGAAAATATTTAATGGAATTCCAATACTTACATCCTGTAATATTAACTTTGGTTGAGTTGTTCTTAGCATAGGGCGATAAGCAACCATAGGTTTAATTAAAGAGTTGTACATTTATAATTATATAATTATATTATTAAATTATATTATTAATATCTAAAAATTAATAATATATTATAATATTAATAGATGTTTAAAAAATTCCTCTTAATATTATCAATATTAGCGATTGATAGTGCTTTTGTAAATCTTCCAATAAAGGTTAAATCAAAGCCAATAAAACAAAATAAAGTTTTATTATTAGATAAAGAATTTATTTTATTTAATAAACTATTTACTCCAGAAATTCAAGATAAAACAAGCAAAATAGTTGTAAAATCATTATCTAATACTTTACCACAGTTTGATTCTATAAGTCATATTGTGTTAAATACAAATAGTAGATTAATATCATGTGTATTAGAAAATGAAGTATTACCTCATCAATTAAAAAAAGATATAATATTATTAACAATTAAAATGACACAAGAAGGGGATAATATGGGAGGACAAATTTTAGAATTATATTATCATATTGTTGACAAGATTTTATAATAATAAAGATTATTTTATAATTAAAATTATAATTATAATTATAATAATAAAGATTATTTTATAATTATAAAATATGAAGATAGCTAATAAACCATTACTACAATTTATTTATAGTTGTTTATTGTGTGGTGTTCCTCAATTTTCAATGAACCCAATTAATCAGAATCGTATTTTAACAGAGTTAAATATAAAACCTTATAGTACCTATATAAATTATAGATTAAATGATAATCATGTAAATTTATTAAATAATTATGTAAAAGAATTTAGTGATGAATTAAATATTGTTCCTATTCAAATTTCTAAGTATGAAAACCCACACTATTACTTAAGTATTAATATGTATAATTGTACAAGTCCTATTATGATGACAGACGGTAATTTGGTTAGATGTGAATTAAATACATATGTTAAAACAAGTGATGGTATATTAGGTACTTTAATATTAGATTATGTTTCTAATACATTATCTATGGACCCGGTTAATATTTTTAAAAAAGAAGTAAAGAATATTAAATTTGTAAATAATAAAATAACCAATAAATTATTTATTGATAGTCCAAATGATAATATATTTTTAGATTTAAAATATAAATTAACAAATGACAACTTTTATATTAGTGATAAATTAGTAGAATTTACAGATTTAGCTTATTATAAAAATGGCGTTGCTGATAAAGTATATTATGACTCAACTTTGGCAAGTGCAGTTACCAAATATGGAAATATTTTAAAGGGTTCAGTTTTTAAATATAAAGATATGGAATTTTATTATCCTGATAGTGTATTTTATTTTGATAGTTCATTAAATTTTATAGGAAGTGTATGGAATAATTTACATTAATTATCTAATTTATACTTTCATATTTTTTTTCATATTTTTAATAATTGTTTCTTGGTCTAATTTAGTATTTAATCTTTGCACAAAAAGGTCTATATATTTTTTGTTAACTTGGTCTTCTAAATTATCATAAATTTCTTCAATAGATGGTTCTCTCTTATTAACCTCTTTATAATTTTTAATAAATTTTTCAATTTCTATATTATTTATTACACTTGTACGTCTCTCTTTTATAGATTTTACAACGTTTAAATCCTCGTCATTTGTTTCATCCTTTTTATAAACGGTTGCTCTTACAGATGTTAATGCATTACATATTTCTGGTCTTAAAAAGTCTGATTTTTTGAAAGTACTATTGAATCGTTTAATAGCATCAACTCTTATTATTGGACTTGTTTCAATTAACAAATCATATTGTTCTTTTGTTTTTTTAAGATAAAGAATAATATCTTCTCTCTCTTTTGGATTTTTAGCTAATTCTACTTTAATATTTCTATATAATTTATCCCAAGCAATTGAACTGATTCTATGACCTTCTGATAATTCATTTACTTTTAAAAATTGTGATACAGTTGTTATAAACCCAGCAAGAATATTAAACGCACCTACTGCCATAGTATAATAAAACTGATTTTCTTGATCAATTCTCTCTTGTGCAAAATTTGCAACACCTGTTAATGTAGAAATAAATATAACTGGAATTGTAAATAACACATGTCTAAAATAATAATGTCTATAACATTCTGTATGTAAATAACGATATGACATAGCTTTATCGCACCAATCTATAAATATTTCTTCATAATAATTCGTCCATTCGGCATTTGGATTTTGTATTGAAGGTGCACTTTCTATATCATTTAAATTATTATCTTCCATAATAATAATGGAGATAATTAATTTAAAAAACACAATTGAACTGGAATTTGAAAATATTATATCTAATAAAATAAAATGTGATGAATATGTGTCACAAATTGAAGAAATTATAAAAAAAATAAATATAAAGTATAATCTATTAATGACTAATATTAGTGATAATAAAAATATTGAGATACCAATTTATTTAGGTATAGATTCATTAAATTTTCAAAATAAATTATATATTTTTAAATTAGAAAATATAAAAAAACTTTATAATCGTATTTTTAATCGTATTTATGCTGATTATTATAAAATTTATAAGTTAATAAAAAAATATATTATAACCAACACTACTATACAACCAATTGATATTAATTTTATTCAATATAAAGATTTAGACCAAGATAAGTATTATAGCTTTGACGAAACTATAAAAATTCAAAATACTATTAATCAATATATACAATCACTATATGATATTATTAGTAAAAAAAACATTACAATACAACCATTTTTAACTAGCGATAAAGCAGGATATGCTGTAAATAATTATATTACTGAAGAAAACACCAATATAAATATTTATAAAAGTAAATGTTTATTATTTATAAAATATCTTACCACTTTTAATAATTACCATAATAATTATCTTCTAGACTTTATATTACAAGCTAGATTTTTAGTAACTAGTATTAAAAAAGATATAGATTTTAATAATAATGGAGATAGTTTTAATATTGAAGAATATATTAATGAAGAAACTAGCAGTATAAAATCTAATAATGAATCTAATCTTGAACCTAATAAAATAGATATTTCTAGTGTATATCTTATTAGTAGAAGTTATAGTAATTCAAATACAAGTGAATCTTCAAATAATACTATTGTATTTAATTATGTTAATCCTTCTTTAAAAATAGATTGTTCTAATATTATAATTAATGATTTGTCTAATGTTATAATTAATGATTTGTCTAATGTTATAATTAATAGTGAAATGAAAGAACTATCTAATAGCAAAGAAAAAGATATAGTCGTTTCATTTGAAGATACTAATTCTATTAAGGTTAAACCACAAATTATTACTGAAAATAATCACCGTAAAACAATAAAAAACTTAACAGATAAGTATGGTAATTTAAATGTTTCATCAAAAAATGAAAATTGTATAATATGTTAGTCTTTTGATAAAATATGTTCACTAATAATATTGCTCATTAATTTATGATATTCTAAGATATTATCACGGTTATTATTTCCAACACTTATTCTACTGTAATGCATAATGTCTCTGTATGGTTTATCTATTATATCTGAATGACCATAATCTTTTACTGTTATTTTTTTTACTTTTTCCATTTTTATATTTAAATCTTGTTTATCTATATTGAAAAATGGTATAAATGGAACAAAAGGTGGTATAATACTCCATTTATATGATTTTTCAGCATTAATAATAAGTATATTATCTAAAAAATCCAAGTTTTTATTACTATCCCAGTTTGGAGTTTTAACTGGGTCTAATAAAATTATATTATCTATATTACTATTACAATTATTTAATGCGCGTGCACATCCAGATGAATGTGCTAATAATGTAATACTTGAATAACTTTTTTTAAATTCTTTAAAAAATTTGGGGGATTGTTTATTACACTGAAATGGAATTTTATAAATATCTATATTTTTATTTTCAAAGGTAGAGAGAAAATCTGAATAAATTTGAGTAGACATTAAATTACTTCCTCCAGTATAAAATATTATACATGGATTAGTAAATCCAAAAGTTAATTCTAATAAAAAAAAGTAAAAAAAATATAAAAATAATAATTTCATTTAATTAAATATAATAAAATATA